AAAATACGGCTGTTATTGTCATAGATTTGCCTAGCTTCCTGCCACTCATCTTGCGTGACATACGTGAGAGGGCTTCCACGACAGCTAGAAACGGAAACATCTACCGGAAGGTAGATAGCTCCTCTTCTAGCAAGAACACGTGATATTTGACGATTGTCATTATCAAGTGCTCTCCATGTCATGTGGTCCCTACCTAGCATGTACGCGAGTGTCAGGGTTAGTGGGCTCCCATAAAAGACCATCTCTGGTCTTTCGGGTTGAGACGTATTCAGACACATCCCTAGCCTTGCTAGGATTGTGCCTGCCGGAAAAGAATTCCAGCAGCGTCTCGTACCCTCCCCGGTATCTTCTTTCAGGCTTTGGAGATATACTCCAAACTCTGACCTCGTCCCGATGAAGGCGGGAATTCCATCTGCTTCGCAGATGGCGTTCATCGCCTCCCGTAAACGAGGTGAGACCGGGATATCCAACATCGTTGATTCCCACAATCCGCAATCCGCGTGAAACACGTGGAGGAAGGTGGGATCTGAGGCTGTCTGATGCATTCCATAATCCTTTATTAAAGAGGTTATTGATAGTATCAATTACAGCCTGACAAGATGTCGGACTGTCAGCAACTAGTGTCTTCGGCTTTACAGGGGTTACATCGTAACCCTTAAAAGCGTCATAGCCACATGATTCTCTAAAGTTTCCAGTGAAAAAGGACTTATCCTCATTCACCTTCAAGCCTAAGAGATTCATAATAGCCACTAGTCGCGCATACCCGTGTGTAGGAACGATGATATCATCGCCATACACACGTACCTGGTCCTTCATTTTCCAGATGCTTCTCCAATTGATTTTACCCTCAATACTCGCTGCTAAAGCGATAAAGAGGAAACAAAAGGATTGCACCGGAAATGTAGACGCAGTACCCTGAGAAGCAAACTTATTAATGAATATAAGTTTGCGCGTGCCGTCGATTGTATCTTCGACACATCTCGTCCTAGTGGAATGAAGAGCATATAGTAACGGTTTATTTCGCCGAAACATACGCTCAACTACCCAACAGGATAAACGGTCACTTGCCGACGATAAGTCTACCGTCGATAAGGAACCATCAAGGGAAGCTTGTCGAACAAGCTCATGTGACTTGGACTGATCAGCAAAATCAAGGAAGTGACCCTTAAAGAGTCGCTTACTTTCCTCTTTCATAAAACGCCAAATCATTTGTTGGCAATATTGATGAGAGGTAGGTTCTGCTGCGATAAGTCTTGGAGACTTAGCGGTCTTCGGTACACAAATGAGCCTGGCCGGAACCTCACGGTTCAAGGGCCTTTCTTGATCCGATCCGCTGGTTTTACCCAGTAAATCGAACGGAAAAACTCGATCAAGCTTGTGCGGCCAATTGGGGAATGTGGATTTCTCCCATCCCTTCAATCGTTCCGCAACAGCACCAGGTCCATGTCTGAGACCCGTGCCCAAACTCTCGGATTCCCATACCTCTGATTGAGATATGGGCTCGAATAGTTTGAACTCGGTCATCACGAGATCAGCAACTTGCTGAACCCGTGATAAGAGGCCTCGGTTGTCCCATTCCGACCTTACTCTTAACTTGCCTTCTTCGTCTTTCGACGAAAAGGGTTCAGAAAAGAGAGGAAGGAATTCGGGACTTTCGAAACAAGTATCACCAAGATGGTGATCACTTGAATCAAACCCGAAGTCGACTTCGTCAGATCGCCAGTTTGCACTAGGCAGTCTGATGTGTCGTTCGATGTCATGGTACTCTCCTACAGTCGCATTGATGCGATCGTTAGAGCATTCCACGGCAATCCTCTTCCCAAGGCAAAATATTTGTCGTAAGAAAAAGATTGCTGTTGCATCGAACTCCTGTCGCAGACAAGCGTCAGTATCAAACACGCGTAACCATAGTCCCGAGAGAAATCTCGGCACTTGGATATTAGCAGAGACTCTCGATGTGAGAGGACCCTCTAATATAAGACGCCCTGTCTTTAAGCCATTCAAAAGAATGGAGTCAAGACATGGAAGGTCAAGGGTAAAGAACCCAAGACCTCTGGTTTGAACATAAAGGGCGAGTTTCTCCTCATCGGAGGACAAGCCCCTTAACGCCGGGTACGCTGCTCGGACATCTTTACAGATGCCGAGCATAACATGGAGTAATGCATCAACTTGGCTTTTCATGTAAGGGCTTCCTTTCTCTATTTAAGATTGGTCGTCGATTACATCCAAGTCGCAGAATCACTCAAACATTCCCTCTGAGCCTCTTAAGACTCAGAGTTCATCAATTTGGTCAGATTGGCATTTGAAGTGGCAGTAAGCCACGCACAAAGACCACTGGCATCGTAGACGGGATCAACCAGGGTATCACCCAGTTGATTTTCGACTACGAAATACGCTTTCCTGACAAAGGAAATCGTAGCAGGCGCGACCGGAAACACTGTCTCGACAAGCTCGACGTTGTGACGATTTAACGTCACTCCTCGCTTCTTATCAAGATATGTCGTGTTCCGGACGTTGAATTTGAATTCGCGATCAGCTAACAAGAGACGGTATTCCGAAGAATACTTATCTTGGTTGATACGAACCAAATTACGTGCCACCGCATTGATGGTGACTACTTGAGGATCTGCAAACATGATGTTACTCCTTCTCTCTTCGTGTTGATTTATGGGATTATTAACGAGGCATTCTAAATTGCCCCGTTACCCACAACGAAGCGAGAATACCCATCTGTTTTCCACTTAAGAATGGAAAATGGGCAGTAGGAAGAACGACACTAAGCTCTCGTTGTTTAGTCTCATAGAGGTAATCAAGGGCAGTTAGATTTAAAAATCTAGCCCCTGGTCCCGAATAAGACGGCGACGTGAGAGTAGTGCGGGTGTGTCTCATGATACTAACTGTATCAAGAGTCGCTGGAACGATGTTCCTATGGGCAGCTAGATAGCTGCCAATTGAAGAACACCAATCCACTAGCCAAGACCACGGAATTATTTCCCACGCTGTCGAGAAATCGACTGTGAGTCCTAAAACCGCTTTCCTGGCCAATGCCCGCATCGCTTTGGTATCACCCAAGTGATCAGCCGCTGTTGAAGGTATCCACCTACAATGCGCTTTGACCTCTTGGACTGTATTCCTAAAAGTCTCCCGGGATATCAACTCCCCGGCTGACTGTAAAGTTTCACTGGGATTTCTCAGTGAAGCGGAATACACACCAATGCTTATCGTTCGACGCAACCCCTTATCGGAAATGAGCCTTCGCAATTCAAGAACCCGTCTTTCGACTTGTTCCTGAAAATTGAAGAGTTTCACTATGTCACCAACTACGGGAGCAATCCCAAATTGGTACATGAGGTTAGTATGCCCGATTCTACTGACGAATGAGCCAGTAAAATCTTTTAAGAGCAATGCTATCTCTCCGAGTTGCAGAACGTTCGTTATAACGTCCACGTATGGACGCGACGGATTCGTTCTGGCAGCAGCCTGCGTAGCAGCAGTAACTGTGCTGGGTGCATCTGGTAATGACAAATGGTTCCATGCTGGAACAACATTATTTTGCATTGCGTAGATCACATAATTTACATATGTGTTCCACGAACTGCCAAAATACTGACTGTTCAAGACACCTCCATTGGTTTTGTAGTGCATTACATAAAACGGATTATTATCCCCTGATGTAACTTAATCGGTCACTGAATCACGTGACTGTAGCACTACGCCGCCTCCGGACGTAACACCGTTCTTCGTAGCAGTCCCTTGGGACTTATACGAATTAAGTGTTCTGGTTCTAGACATTACCTTCATCCTACTAGTTGAGGGCTGTCCCCCTATGACGTGCACATTTGTGTACATCGTGGAGAGACTGCGAGGGCTGAAAGGCC